GCCAGCTCGATGGTCATCGGTTCGAGGGTGCCGCCGTAAGAGACGGTGCCATGCCGCAGAGGGAAGTCCAGGGTGCGCCGACGCAACCTCACCGAGCGCGACTTCGTCGGGCGTAGTACTTCGAAACCGAAGCGGGCCCGCAGGTCCAACCCATTCATGATGACTGAAGGTGAGAGACTCACAGCCCCCTCCTTGTAGCCCGCACGATCCCCTGGCTACGGGTGCGGCTTGCCGTGGTTACCCTGGCCGACGCCAGTGCACCGCTGGAGACGACCGTGGCCGTGGCGGCTGCCGGGTTCGCCGGGTCGACGTTGACGGTCACCTGGACCTGCGGCTGCGAGAGAACAAGGCGGCGGTCCACCTCGGCCCGGCGCACCTGCTGGGCGCGCTCGTAGATGTTCTGGGCCACCTGATAGATCTGGTTCAGGTGCTCGTTCATCGCATCCATCACGGCGGTGGAGTCAGCGATCTTCTCCAGGTAGAGGATCTGCGTATTGCCGATCCCGATGAGCGAGCGCCCCTGCTCTTCGGTCAAGGAGACGTTTCGGCCGACGCTGACAGTGTCCTCTGCGGTGGTATCGGCCCCACTCGCAATGTCGTCTCCGATGTTCTCCAGCTGCGCGAGAATGGCGGCGAGATCGCTGGGGGTGAGCCCACCCGATTCGATGATCTGCTTGAGGTAGGCCACGATCTCGTTGGTGCTCATCCCCATGATTTGTGCGAGCTGCTGTACCAGGGGATTCTCGCCGGTGATGTCTCCGCCCGCGAAGATCTGCGCTAGGATCCCGGCCGCACCCTCGATCTTGTCGGGGTCGATGTGATCCAGGAAGTGCCCCAAGCTCTCGGCGCCGGCATCGCCGCTCTGTTTCAAGAGATCAACCAGCTTCTGCCACTTTTGCAGCGGGTCTTCGATGTCCATGGCGTCGATCAGGAAGCCCCACTTCGCCAGCACATCATCGAGCGTCTTGTTCTGGAAGATGCCCCACTCCGCGATCGCCTGGTTGGCTTGGTCGATCAGGGATTGGAGATACTTCCACATCGCATCGAAGTTGCCCCTGATCTCATTGGGCACGTCGATACCCAGCTTCTTGAGCATCTGTTCGGCTTCGTACACGCCACGCCATGGAGTCTTGCCGTCCAACGTCTTCAGCCACGCGTCCTGAACCGATCCCAGATCTTCAGCCTGCTTGGTGAGCGAGGAGAGGGGGATGTCGTTCAGAGATTCTGCGAACGAATCGACGGCGTCCTTCGTCGCCATGATCTTCTCGGACATAGTAGGTTCAGAAACCGTCTTGAAGAGGCTGCCCAGGATGTCCGCTACGATGTTCCCTGCCATCTGCGGCATGCTGACGCTGAGCGAATCGCCGATGCTGCTGAGAATCCCGCCGCCATCCTTTAGCTTGTCAAAGAAGGAGCTGAAGGCTCCCTGTAAACCCTGCGGCCCGAGACGGGAGGCGAGCTGCTGGAGTCCGTCGTTAAGCGGGTCGATCTCTGCGGCGGCCTTCTCGGCCTTGTATCCCATGGCCTCAAGGCTCGGACCGACCTCGGCCAGCGGGTCATTGACCGGAACTCCGGCCAGCATCGGACCGCCGGAGTAGGACGTGTCGCGTGCGTACTTGCCGTACCTGGAGACGCGGTCGGTGGCGGCCTTCTTCCGCTTCTCCTCCAGATCAAGCATCAGATCGATCTCGATCTTCTGGCGTTCCTTCAGCGCGTCCAGTTCCGCTTTCTCGCGCTCAGTCCGAGCGTCGTCCTCGGCCTTCTTGCGTTCGTCGAGAAGGTTCTGGAAGAAGGCCAGTTCCACGGCGCCGAGCGCGTCGAACTGCTCCTGGCTGAAGAATGCCGCGCCGACGTTCTCTTCGATGAAGGCGCGCAGCTCGAGGGCAGCCTTCTTCTCGGCGGCCAGGCGGGCATCGATCGCGCGGTCGGTGGCTGTGCTGCCGCCCATCTCCTTGAAACTAGGTCCGACTTCGCCCTCAGTTTCGACTGCCTTCTTGGTCTCGTCGGCGACGCCCTTCATTGATTTCCGCAGACGCTCAAGGACTTCCACGCGGTAATTCAGCCAGTCCTTGCCGAAGGCGCGAGCCAGGATCTGCTCGTCCTTCTCCATCTGCTTCGTCTCTTCGTCGGTGCGGTTCACGGCCTCGCGAAGTCGCAGCCATTCCTCGACAACAGCATCGACTCCGATGCTCTCCGCTACTCCGGCGAGAGATTCCGTGAGCCCAGCCACCTTCGCTTCCCAGGTCTGCAAGAACTGGAGGGCCTTGTCGCGCCTCTCTTCCACTTCCGAGCGGGCGTATATGTTTCTGCCGCCGGCTAGTCCGCCTGACAGCACGAGTGGAGATCCGCGTTGCTTCTGAAGCTCTCGGCTGAGCCCCTCGAAGGTATACCGAGCCGTCCCCACGCGATCCGTGATGTTGTCGATCTCGTCTGCGATTTCCTTGAAGGACTCCCTGCCCTTCTTGTCGAGGAGACGCCCGAGCTCGAGGCGGTTGCGACGCAGCGCTCCGGTGTTGAACTCAAGCGCCTCGCCCGACTTGTCCACTGCTGATACCAAGTCCGGATAGGCCTCGGCAAGCAGCTTGGTGACCTTGCGCAGTTCCTCGGTCTCGTCCGTCGTGAGCGGGATCTTCTTGCTGCTGAGCTCGTCGTAACGGTCGGCGAGCGGGATCATTGTAGAGTCGAGACGCGTGATTTCAGACCGCAGCTTCACGACTCCGGATGCTTCCGACTCCATCTGCTTCGTGTGGTCGAGCGAGATGCTGTTGAGCGCCGTGATCGCCTTCATGACCGAGCCCAGGAGCACGTTCCCCAGCTCTATCCACCCCCTGGACAGCTTGTTCTTGAGGAGCTGCGCCTGGTTCTCCAGCGTGTTGTTCATGATCTCGAAGGCGGCGTTCGCTGCCCCACCGGCCTGGTTGATCATGATGTCCTGCTGGCGGGCGAACTCCCCGGACTGCTTCCCAGCAAGGGCGAGGACAGCGGTCAGCCCGCGCACATCGTCGAAGAGCCGCGCCTGCGCCTCGGCGTTCCCGTTGGTCTTCTCCTGCACCTCCTGGAGAAAGCCGACCAGGCCCTTCGCCGCGAGCGCCTGCGAGTTGAACTCCAAGCCCATCTCGCGGGCCGCTTCCGCAGCACCCTGCGACGGCTTCAGGATCGCCATCAGCACGCCGCGGATGGCGGTGCCTGCGATCTCCATGCTGAGACCGCCCTTGGTCAGGGTGGCGACGGCAGCGCCCACGTCTTCGAGGCTGATCTTCGCGGCGGCGGCGAACGGGATCACGCGACCGATCGCACCGGCCAGCTCCGGGAACGTGACCTTGCCTTCGCGGACCGTGGTGAAGAGCACATCGGAGATCCGGGTGGACTCCGAGGCCTCCATGCCGTAGGCGTTGAGGATCGTGGTGATGGCATCCACGGAGGTGAACGTGTCCGAGAGCCCACCGACGGCGGTCCTGGAAGCAACCTCGAGGACGTGGTAGGCATCGGCGGTGTCGGTGATCCCGGCGGAGAGGACCTCGTAGTAGCCCTTGGCGAGCTGGCCCTGGTCCTGCGGTACCGCGTTCGCCAGGTCGAGGACCCTCTTCTCCATGACGGCGATCTCTTCGGCGGTCCCGGACATGATGGTGCGCACTTCAGCCCAGGAGTGGTGCCACTTGGCGGCAGCATCGACGGATGCGGCCCCGATGCCGACGACGGCCGTTCCCACGGCCAGCGAGATGCCGAGCGGAGACTTCATCAACGCGGAGATGCGCGCGAGGCTGCTCTTGACCGCAGCCTCGCCGGCAGCCAGCTGCCCGACGTCGTACCCAACGCCTACGGCAAGCCTGTCGATAATCACGTCCGCACCCCCACCCCGCCCACTTCACCTGCGCCACGAGCCCCCAGGCTCAGGCGTCCATCCACTCGTCCGTCTGCGCCGACCCGCCGTCCTTGAACGACATTCCGTAGCCATCCAAGGTCGAGAGGAGCGGCCTGATCCCAATGCCCCAGACGATGTATCGGTGCTTCCACTTCGTCAGCCGGGCCACCAGCCCGAGGAACCCAGCGGTCGTCCGGTAGCCGTCTACCCGCTGAGCCCCATGGCTTTTTTTAGGAGGAAGCTCACCCCCGCTCGATCGCGCACCATGAACGTCTGGAGAATCGTCTCGAACTCGGTCTGGCCGACTCCCCACATCGCCGTCTCAGAATCGAGCGCCATGTTCTCCGGGTCAGGTTCCTTGCCTGTCGGCTCCACCAGGAGTTGCAGGAGCTTCGTCTGAAGGTCGATCTCCTCCTTGCTCCCGCTCTTGATCGCCGCCGCGCGGGCGTCGAGGAGCCTGTCGATCAGATCCTGGGCCGATGACCCAGCCGACCCCTTCTCGGCGTCCTGGACAGCCCGCAGCACGTTGCCCTCAGTCCGGGACGACACGCGCGATAGGTCGGTGAGCGTCTCCCCGATCATGTGCAGGAGCCCGAAGCTGCGACTCGTGAGGCTGAAGGTCTTCTCCCCCAGCTTGATCGTCTTCGGAATGTCCAGGGCAGCACGCTTACGCTCGAAGTCGAGCAGCTCCGCCATCAAGGACGGCGGTTGTGGCGCCGGAGCCGATCCATGCGTCACGTCCTCACCCGCCGGAACCGCCGGCGGCGGCGGAACGTCAGGTCTCAACTGATCCTCTCTCGGTGGTCTCGTTCGCTTCATACGCGCACCACTCCTGACTCGCGCCGGAACCGTCGCGCCGATATCGGATTCCAACTCCAGCTCCCTTGCTCGCGAATGATCCGCATCGTCCACACACCGACAGCGGCCTCCCGCGCGGTGCCCAGGAACTTGGCGGTGGTCCGCACGTCCACGATGAACTCTGGTTTCAAACCGTCCAGCACGAGAACCTCGGGCTCGCCGACCTCGACCAGGGGGGTGGAGGTCACGAGGCTCAGGATCTCCGCCTTGGCACTTCCGACCCGCCCCTCTCGAATGGCGGTGCGGATGCGCCGGATTGCGTCGCTCGGCATGACGCCCGAAGTGGGAAGCGGTCGCTGGCCGTTGTGCTCCGCCCAGGCGCTGATCTGGGCGATCTGCTCGTAAGGGGCCGTGGCCACCCCGGCTGCCCAGGACGGTTGGACGAGTGAGACCAGGGTGCCTACGTCCTCTCTGATCCAAGCCGTGGCGACCTTGGCCCAGGTGCGTTCCGGTGAACCATCTGGGTAGTCTTTGACCGCCTTCATGCCGCCTCCTGCCTACGAGGGGCCCCATCCATGTCGAACCGCTTCATGTCCATCCGTAGGCGCCGGCGCGCCGACCGGATGCGACCGTTCGCGCGGCGATACGGAAGCTCGCCCACGGCGTACTCAATTACGCCCAGGCAGCTCTTGCGCCCTTCCAGGTCGTTGAGGCTGAGCACCGAGTCCGGGCACAGATGGAACCGGACACGGCCGCGATCCGTCCTGACTGTCTTCGAGAACCACCCGATCGGGATGTTCCAGGTCGGGTCCAGCTGCGGATCGCGCACTTTCGTTCCGCACCCACCGTCGCACTCCCACTCCGTTGATCCGTTCGGGAGGATCCGCTTCACGCCACCCTCCGACAGATGGCGTATGCCTCTTTGGCCTTGTGCTGCGAGGGATTCTTTCGATACCCGAAGTCCACCGGTGCCAACTTCGCGGACTCCAGCAAGGGAAGCCATCCGGGCTTGAACGCGGTCGTGATGCTGCGGTAGCGCCCCGTGTTGACGCCCGGGTGCATCGTGTTGACCCGTCGTGCATCCCTGCCCACCTGCGCAGCGCTGAGCGCGTCCCATGCGATCGGGATGTCGGTCAGGTGGGATACTTCCTCTCCCTCGGTTCCCACCATAGGAACGATCATCCCGAAGAGCCGGTCCACCGGGATGAGACCCGCGATCTCGGGGAGGATGAGTTCCGGGTGGGGTAGGTGCTCCATCACGTGGCGGGCGATCACCACGTCGTACCAGCGCCCCTCCTTGCGCTCACGCTTGAGCCAGTTCAAGAGGCCGCGCGCCGTGGGCTTCTTGAGCACGTCGAGTCGGACCCCTGGAAAGCGCTCCGCGCACTCGTCGTGGCGGTACTTGAGCACCTCCACCCCGGTGATCAGTTCGGCAGGGACCTTCAGCTCCTCGGCCAGGAAAGCGAGGCCGCGGCCTGACCCGTGCCCGATCTCGAGGACGCGGCAGCGCCGCTGCCCATTCGTGAACCCCACTTGCAGGCCGAAGACGATGCAGTGGGTCAGGAGGTCCGCGTAGCTCTGCCACTCGTCGCGGCGCCACTGGCGGTAGAACTCGGGCCAGCGATCGAGCTTCTCATGCCACTCGCGCTGCGACTGATCGTTGAGTTCGGCGAGGTTGGTGTCGAGGTCGGCGATCATGCACCCACCTCCAGCCGATGACGGTTCGAGTGCAGCACGGTGGAGCGGCGCTCACGGTCGGCCGGGTTGCGCCAAAACGGCTCGAAACCCATCTCGCCCATGGCCAGCAGGACCTGCTGCACCGCGCGTTCCCAGGTCCATTCACGGTGGACTACCGGGGCACACCGTCGCCCGATCTCGCCCATCACCTCCCGGTTGTGATAGGCGAACGCCATGAGGTCCATGAGGTGATCGATGTCGGCGTGCGCGTCCAGGCCGAGGCCTCCCTGAGCCTCCGCGGCGTCCTTGATCTCCATGTCGTGGCCTACGAAACGTCGTCCCTGGAGGACCTGCTCCGTGTAGAAGCTGTCGCCCATCGTGTACTCGATCGGGATCCCGAGCGCGTAGGCGTTGCTTCCGCCCGTGCCAGTGCACTGCAAGGGATTCATGGGCCCAACAGCCGGTCGAGGGGTTCCGTAGACGTAGTCGCTTGCGCCTGACCAGGGTATGAGAAGGGTCGGTAGCCCGGTGGCCATCGCCTCCAGGGGTTGCAGCCCGAAGCCTTCACACCGACTCGGGTAGACGAAGAGGTCCGCGTTGAAGAGCAGCATCCGCATCTCCTCGGCACTCAGGTTGTCGCCGTAGAGATCCTGCGGCTCACCCATCCAGTTGGACTGGCTCCAGCGCGAGCTGTGGGTGGTGGTCCACTTGAGGACAAGGCGAGCGTCAGGCCCGATCCGCTTGTCGTGCTTGAGACGGGTGAAGGCCTCGCGAACGAGGAGTCCCATCTTGCGATCGCCGGTAGCCAGGCGAGCCCGCCGGGCCTCGATCGCTGCCGGAGAATACGGATCGACTCCGAGGTCCAGGTACCACGGAGGCGGAATCGCGCCATGTTCGAGTTCATCCTCGGTCGGCAGCACGTCCGGCTTGGCGGGCTCGTTCAGGGTCATCTCCCGGATGTCGCCCGGGTTCATACCCATCCACAGGTAGGTGTACTGGGACCGCCTCGCCGGCCTGTCCATCGGCACGAAGTTGCCGGGCTCGATGCCGTGATGGATCACGCGCACGGGAACGGTCACGCCACTGGTCTCGAAGATGCGTCGACACCACTCGCTCGTGACCCAGACCTGGTCGAAGGTGTTGGCTCGCTCGACCCACCCCGCTGGGATGACGGCCGACTCGAAGGTGGTGTAGAGGATCGCGGCCGCAGCCTTCGGGTGCCGCTCCCAGATGGAGCGCGTCTTCTTGTCGATGAAGGGCTGCGTGTGCGCGATCTGGATGAAGGGGGTTCCCGGCGGATAGTCATCGCTATCGCACGGCGGTGGCCCGCCAAGCTGTGAGACGACCCCCGCGTTCTCGCTCAAGTTGTGGAAGAGCCTCGATCGCACACGTCCGAAGCCAAAATACTCTAACCCGTTCGGCTCTTTGTAGATCCTCGACCCATTGGGCCCATCTTCATGTATCCAACTCCACCACAAGATCACAGGTTTCATGCCGCCCCCTCAATCCCTTCCCTTGTGTGCGGATGGGCCGGCGGGGACTCCCCCGCCGGCCTTCCCCGCGTTAGCTACGCCGCGTGCCGCATGTCCATGAACCTCACGGGCGTCTTGTCCGTGTCCATGAACACGCGGAACTCGACCGCGACCTCGATATCCGCGTCCTTCTTCCAGCCGGTCTCCATGTTCCCCTGCGCGAAGCACCGGTACGCCTCAACGTAGGTGTGCTTTCCCTCCGGGCCCGGGGCCTTGATGTAGATGACGTTCTCCTGGTCATCGGAGTCGGTCACATCCATGCTCGAGGAGACGATGGCCGTCTGCGCGATGTTCCACGCGTAGGCAAGGTTCGGCAGCGACCCCTGGGCCATGGTCGTCTTGATGAACATCTCGTTCATGATCGTCCGGCCGCGGATGTGCCCGCCGAGTTGGTCCACCTCGGAGAGGTGCGTCGAGAGCGACCGCGAGATCGAGACGCCGCCGCGGGTGAACCCCACGTCGGTCCCACCTGAGCCGCCCACCTTGAGCTCGTCAACAGCTCCTCCGTATACGAAATCCTGGTCGCCCATCCCTTCCTCCTACTCCACCGCCCTCATTCGACCTTCTGTACCCGCGCCACCATGGTCGTGACCTGGTAGCTTTCCTCCGGGCTCTTGGGATCCGTGAGCACGTCGCTCACCGATTGCACCCAGGAGTCCATGAACCTGTACGCCGTGTCCGTGAACACACCGTGCCCCGTGCACAGGTAGCCAGCCCGCGAGCTGATGCGTCCGTGCCGCCCGTCGTCAGCGGACACCCCGTCCGACGGGTTCTGAAGCACCGACCGCAACCGCAAGACCACCCGGCCCGATCCAACGTCATCGAGCACGATCGCCGCGCCGGGCAGAAACTCGATGTGCAGCCTCGGCGCGTTCTTGAGTTGCTCCGGCGCCTTGTCTCCCGGCACGATCCGCCCGGCCGCGGCGAGATACGTGGCCCCCTGCAGGGTCGAGTCGCCCTTGAGCACACGCCAGACCGCCGATCGAATGACCGCCATGTCAGGCACGCTGTCAGCAAGAGTCCCCACGGCTCACCTCAGAGTTGGTCGATGGGCTTCTGGCGGGTTCCCGCCTCGGCCCCCGTACCCTTCATCGAGACCTTCGCGCCGAGCACCATCTTGATCGTCGCCCGATTGCGCTCCAGCGGTCCCTGGAGCACGTCGTACCCGGGCTTGTTCTGGACGTAGACCCCGTACTTCATGCCAGCGAAGACCACCAGCATCGGGCCGTCCGTGTCGTTGACCACCTCGACGTTCTTCACGCCCTCGGTCTTCGTGTTATAGGGCACCGTCTGCGATTCGCCCGGGTTGAGAACGACCCAGGTGATGGACCGACGCAGGTTGCCCGTCTCGTCGTCCCAGTCCCCAGGCTTACCGTCCTCCTTCCCTGCGTTGGCCAGCATCTCGCCGACGTAGGCCAGACGCGAAGGCATCATCACCTCGCGCAGGAAGCCGCTGTAGCCGGCGAAGGACCCATTGACCCGCGCCGCCTGTGAAGCCAGGCTGATCGTTCCTGCCCCGCGCACGCCGACCATCAGTCCTCGATCCTCCGCAGCTCGTACACCCTTGGGTACGCCGCGCCATAGTCGCGGATGAACTGCACCCGGTAGTCCACCCCCGCTGCGTCCACGAGCCGATCGCCCATGACCGGCTCCGTGTGACGCGTCTCCTCGTAGAACACGTGATCGGAGTCCGGCTCGAGTCCGGCCTCTGCCTGCTGCAGCGTTCCCTTCTTCGGCTGCAGGTTCCCGCGCACACCGGTGATCACGTTGCCCGGGGTGACCGTGAAAGCACCCGTGGTCGAGCTCTGCGAACTCGTCTCACGCGTGAACGAGACCGTCTGGATGTCGGCCTCGTTGCAGCGGATCGTCGCCCTGCTCACACGCCCCTCCGTCGCGAGCCGGGCATGGAGCCGTCCCAGCCGTAGTGGCCCTGCGATCTACCAGCTCCGGTGAGCGAGTCGCGCCGGTCCACCCCCTGCAGGAGTGGGGCGCCGGATCCGTAGCCAACGAACGGTTTGGTCATCTCGTTCTTGAACCGCGTGCGGAACGCTTCTGCCAGGGCTAGTGCAGCCTTGCTTCCTCCAGCCGGATCCTCTTCGCGGTTCTCGATCTTCCACCGGCCGTCTCCGGCCGTCTGGAGCGCCTTGCCTTCCGCGTAGGCCGCCTTCACCAACAAGAGCGGCCACTGGACCTCGTCGTCGGCCACCGTCAGGGTGTCCACGACTGCCGTCGGCCGAGCGTGGTTCTGCGAGACGTAGACGGTGAGCGTCCGCCCATCCGGAATCGTCCCTGCTAGGAACAGGACCACCGCTCCGTTCGCCTCCTCCTGCTCGAAGGGCACGTCGTAGACTCCATCGGAGGCGGTGTCCGTGGTGTCGAACACCGCCTCGATGAAGCGCGTGCGAGCTACCGGTGAGGCGTAGCGTCTCGTGTTGTCCACCGCAGTGACCGTTCCCGACGTGTGGATCGGTCGGTGCTTGGAGTACTCCGAGATCGCGTCCGCCAGCCAGCCCAGCACCGTCGCATCCGGGGTGGCGGCGAGCGTCGCCCCGGTGTCGTTGCGGAAGAGCGTGATAGCGGCAGACGCGAGCATGGTCTACTCCTTCGCCTCCGCCGGCGGCGGCATGAAGAGGCCCGGGTTCTCCTGGATACCCTCGATGATCTTCCCGAGGCCTCGGAGCTTCAGTTCCGCGTCCGTGCCAGGGAAGAGCGTGATCCAGCCGGCGTTACCCATCTCCAGGCTGCCGCGCACGCGCAGTCCCTCGATGATCTCGGCCAGGGGGACGATCTTCCCGTCGGAGAGTTCGATCTGGGCGCCCAGGAAGTCCTTCTCCGGGATCTCCCCGACCACCTTCACGAAGTTGAGCGGGTGCGACTCGCCCTCCACCGGATCCTTGATCTCGATCGCGCGAGCGGTAGGCGGGGGCTCGTCGACCTTGAACTCCGTCTCGGAGAGAAAGACCTTGTAGCGGCCCTTCAGAGCGCCGCGCTGAAACTTGGCCAAGTGCTCCTCGTCGAACACGGGCACGATGGCCCCGCGAGGACACAGGAACGGCTTGTTGTTGAAGTCGTGCTGATTGACCGGCTGGTTCAGGTTCATGACCCAACCTACCGGCACCGCCCCCTTCTCTTTCATGTTCATTCCCTCTACGGGTACGCCGGGGAGCCTTCGCAGGCCCCCCGGCAGTCCCGATGGTCAGCGGACTAGGTCGTGATGGTCAGCTCGCCCCGGGTCTCGGGACGCACGAAGACGTTGGCCGCGCGGGTCCGCGCGACGTACGCCTGCGACTTCTGCCGGCTCGGGAACTCGAACGGGCCGTGCAGCTGGTACGGGATGTACACCGCGTGGAACACCGTGCCCGGGGTTCCCATGTGGATCCGGCCCGAGTTCTGGTACGGCGACATCAACGCGTTCATGCCGGCGATCCGGCCCCAGCTCGTGGAGTTCAGGAACGCCTCGAGACGCGGTCCCTGGTTGTTCCCGGCCTTCTCCCCGAACCACGTCCACTTGTGGTTGTCGGCGAGGGAGTGAAGCATCCACTCGGGCGCGACCTTGCCAGCCGACTGCACGGCCGCAGCGGACTGGTAGATGTAGTCGAGCAGCTCCGCTCTCCAGGTCGGCAGCGTGTAGCCGGACGGAGCGGACGACGCGTCGAACTCGAGCGTGTTGGTGCTCAGGAAGTTCGCCGAGTTGTTCAGGTCCGTGAGCCCCAGGATGTCGCCGAACTCGGCGAAGTCCTTGGCCATCTCGGCCAGCGTCATCCCGGCGGGATCCATGCGTCCGGGTCCGACCACGGCCATGGACTTGTTGGCGTCCTCGATAGCGCGCCACGAGACCTCGCACTCCAGGTCGTACTCGGTCACCGAGCCGGTGATGTAGTCGATGAACGACTGCGCCTTACCGCTCGTGGTGAGTTCGGCTCCGCCGTCGAGAGCGTCCCAGCCGAGGAAGGTCACGGCGCCAGCGGTCCACCCCGCGACGGTCGCCCCGGTGATATCGATGATGCGCTGGCCGGTCTTCGGGAAGATCTCGAAGATGTCCCCGATCGCCGATCCGGTCGGGACCACACGGGTGATGGACTGCGAGTCACCGTTCTCATCGAGGTAGGCGATGGTGAACGTGGCCTCAGTCACCGTGGCCGTGGTGATCTTGATGAACGCCCGGTGCGCCACCGCCATCGGCCCCTCATCCGAGCTGGTCGTGAACGACCCGCTGTAGGCAAGGGTGCCGAAGACGTGCTCGCCGGTGCGCTTGTAGTTCTTGAACGCGATCTTGTAGTTGTCCGACTGGACCGGCCAGATGGTGGCCAGGCTCAGGAAGGTGCTCACGGCCCAGTAGAGTTCCAGCACGCCCTGACGGATGTAGGGGTGCAGGGTCTGCAGGGTCGCCGCCGACGTCATCTCGCCAGCCTCGAGCTTCACACGCCTGTCGATGGCGTGGGTGAGCTTGCGGTAACTCTCCTCCGACTTCAGCATCGCGTCGGTGAAGGACGGGCGTCCGTTACGGTGCTCGATGAAGGGCTCCGTCTCGTACACCTGCGACGCCTTCGCGATCGTTGCCCGCAGCCCGGGCCGGTGGAGATCCAGGACGTGGATCTTCGATCCGGACTCGAGGTTCGGGTGCTGGACGTAGATCTGCCTGTTGCCGAGCGCCTTGGACACGAGAACGTCGGTGATCCGCGGTCCGAGCCGCGACCCGTCCACGTTCTTCTGGCCGGTGCGCAGCCCCACCATCTCGCAGTCTTCCTCGAGCGTCAGAGCCGAGATGTCCAGGGTGTTCAGGTTGGGAGCGCCACCGCGCCACGCATCCCCCTCGGTCTTCAGGCCGACCGAAGGATCGGGTTCGGCGATCAGGCCTTCGGGGACACCCGCGTTCTTGAGCGCGGACCGGCCGATCTCGATGGCCATGTCCTTGTGCGTCTTCACCGCGGCCTCGAACTTCGCCTCGACGGCGCTCAGCACGAGGTTGCGGAAGCGCGAGGTCTCGGGCCCGAGGCCCTCCTCGGCCTTGAGCACGCGCTCGGCCTCGGTCTCGACGATGGAGCGGAAGCCGTCGATGACGTTCTTGCGGACGCCGTCGGTGAGGATCTTCTCGCTCTCCAGCTTCGGCTTCAGGGCATCGAGAACGCCCGTGACCGCCGACTCCACGGCCATTCTGCGGTTGTCCGCAATGGCCCTCTGACCCTTCTGATACTCGGCGTACCCAGCCGGGTCGTTCTTCTCCAGCTCCTTCAGCCAGTCCATGGTTCCTCCACTTCCGCCCGTCTTCCCTGATTCCAGCTTGACCGCCGCCATTGACGGCCTCTGGTATGGACTCGCCGGCTTCCCGCAGAAGTCCGCTCCATACGGACCCTCCACAAGCATCCGGTTCACGTAGTCGACGCCATCCGGCCCGACCTCACCTTCCAACTTGAACCCGCGTTGCGAGATGCCTCCCAAGAACGTGCTCTCGGTGAGCAGCGAGACGAGGTCCATCCCCGCTTGAGTGGTCAACGTCTCGAACGTCACGCCGATCACGTCACCCTTCGCGAGCTGATCGATCGGCTTGTCGCCTTCGACGTAGACCCCTGTGAACCGGGCCGCGATCTCCCGGTACTTGTTGGTGCCTTCCGACACCGCGACCTCGTGGCCGATCAACATCGCGCCGAATGGCCAGGGGCCACCGGAGCCAGCCCAGGAGTCCGTTCCGCCAGCCTGGGCTTCGAGCATCGTCTCGAGGTCGTGGTAGATCCTCTTGCAGCACTCCACCGAGTAGTTGTTGTCGTGCTCAGTGGTGGCACCGGCAATGAGGAGCGGGGCGCGCCCGCGGACACGCCGGCGACCGGCGCCGTCGAGCTTCGCCTCGAGCTTCACGGGGCGAGACCAGAAGCCGATCCCATCCTCGCCCTCGACCTTGATCTCGACGATCTGGGGAACGCGTGCGGCCGCCTCCTCGAGGACCAGGTCGATCGAGGACCACTTCTCGGCTTCGAGCTTGAGGGCCGCAGCGGGTGGCACCGGAGAGTCCGAGGACTCCTTCACGACGCTGACAGGGGCCACAACAGCCGCGGCAGCAGGGACCCCGGCCGCTTCAGCCGGGGCGAGAAGCTCGATGGTCTTCTTGACGCGCGCCGGCTGCGGATTGGAGAACGCGATCTCCCAGGTGTTGTCCTTCTCTTCGGCGGCGTAGTCGATGGTGTAAGTTACGTTTCCGTGCTTCCACCAGGAGACCAGCACCTGCGCATCCAGAACGTCCTCGACGTACGGATACGCGTCTTCACCGCAGAGGTTCTCTTCGACCCACTTGCGCGCAGCCGTTCGGATCGCATCGACTCGCTGGCCGATCGATCCCTCGATCCCCTCCAGCTTCTTGTTTCCTTTCACCCCTCATCTTCCCTTCCCTTCCCCGAGGAAACGACCGTGCCGAAGCTACTTCAGCGGCCAGACGACGTCGTAGACGATGGCCGTGGTGTCCGTCAGATCCTTGGACTTCGGAGTGACCTCCAGGTATGCGCAGAACTTGTTGATCCAGTAGTTCTTCGTCGGAGTCGCCACCTGCAGTCCAACCGCCGCGGAACTCGTGTCGATCAGGGTGTAGTAGTTGACCCCGTCCATCGAGCCGCGAATCTTGAACCGCACCGAGTCGACCGCCCCGTCGTAGTGGATCTGGAACGGGAGCACGTCGTAGGCGTTGATGAGCACCCCGGTCGTGCTGCACCCGAACGCCGGCACGAAGTCGGCCCCGAAGATCGGGAATGCCGCAGCCGTGCCGATCTTGTTCTTGGCGATCGCACTCGTGGTGACCGTGTACTTGCCGGACACGGTGGAGCTGCGGTCCTTGATGGTCGAGCTCTTCCCCGTATCCGCCATCGAAATCGTGTTCAGGAGCAGGAGCCCCAGCATCACCGTGATCAGGACTGCCAGCCCTCGCCATGCGCTCTTCGTCATCATCCTCATCCTCCACCGCCCCTAGTTCGCCGACGTCATCGCGAGGAGCGTCTGTCCCCGCGATCCGTACGTCCTTCGGCTTCCGTCCGCGCGCCGTGGCTCAGTGACCCCAAGCCGCAGCATCACGTTGTTGGTCAGCACTCTCACCGGGCAGATCTGGCCCAGGTGCATGAGCGCGTCGCACCCTCGGTGCAGCAGCACCACCTGGGTCCCGAGCCGCCGGTCCTTGCCGTCCCGCACATGGAAGGTGTTGACCTCGACGACTCCCTCTTCCAGGCAGGCCGAGCAGACACCGATCATTCGAACGTGAACCCCAAGCTCTTCAGCCACTCGCGCTCGTCTGTCTGCAAGCTGTTGAGTTGGCGTAGGAAGTGAGACGGCGTGACACCGAGTCGCTTCGCCACGTTCTTGCGCGTCGCACGCTTTCCCAGGCCGGATACGGTCCTCCCGACCAGCAGACAGAACTCAGAAGCGCTCGCGGGAGGCGGCGCCTTGCGCGTCTCCGGTGCGGCAGCTTCCGGTCTAGATCCAAGTGCCCGATCCTGTTCTTCGCTCATGTCCACCCCATCTATCGTTTGATGGCCCTGGTTTTGTTCAAGCCGCCCGAGCAGTTTTTTCGCCTTGGGCGGTGGCGAGCGTCGGAGCCCACTGCTCGAACACCCTCGCGAAGGTGCGCGCACCGGCCTCAGATCCGATGTTCGCCCGGAAGTCCGTGATCTTTCCTCTGTCCGCAAGTTGGCCGGCTAACCCCGCTTCCCACAACTTCATGCGGTGCACGAACTGCTCCGGAGAGATGAGCACGGAGGTCGTGTTGCACATGTCGTTGGCGTGCCCCAAGGGCACCGAGTCGGGGGGGTAGACGCCCGGGCCGAGGTTGTAGGGATCCTCTGAGGCCCACGAATCGCACACGTCCCATTTTGGGTGACTTCCCGAGAGGTTCCACTTGATCCCTGATGCCACCTCGAACGGGAACATCGACTGAAGTCCGAGCACGTTGGCCTGGTGCGCCACCTTCTGCGCCCGGAACATCTCTGACCGCGCCAGCCGGAGATAGTTGTAGGAGACCGTGCCCTTCGCGGTGCGCAGACCCTTCGCCGCCCCCGACACCGCGGTCTTCAGGCGTCGCGGCGCGGTGGCGTGAGACCAGATCGCGTCTTTGGCCCGCTTCGTGGGCACGAGCACCTGCTCCAACGCCTTGGAAATCGTTACCGCGTCATCGCCGGACAGGAGCCCGTTGCGGACCACGGCCATGACCTGGTTCTGCGCCAACTCGCTGTAGACCCAGATCTTGTCGGAGAGCGTGAACGGCCCACCGAGCACGTTCGCATCGAGAACGGTCCACACCTTCTCTGAGAGGTAGGTGACCGGAATCGTGCTGGCCAGAGCTGTGCGGATGGCATCCGGCAGACCGCGACCCAGCTCACTGAGGAGCGCGTTCTCACGGAGCATGGTCATCTCGGCCGAGGTCACGGTGCTGCGCTGGAGGTATGCCTGCACGTCGCGGCGCAGGTCCGTCGTGAACTCGGCGAGCTCGTTCATGACCGCCCGCTCGGTGGCCCGATCCCAAGGTCCGTCCAGCACGCCGGAGGCAATCAGGCGTCCCACCACCCGTTCGTGGTAGTCGGCCATGATCGCGATCAATTCCTTGTTGGCCTTGATGTTGAGGGCCAGGAACTTCGCCCGGAACTTCTCGATGATCCGGTCGATCCTGGCATGCGGGTCACGCATGGCATCCAGCACCAGATCGTCCGCATAGAGGTCGACGTAGTCCGGCACCTCGACGGTCAGCTCGCGCAGAACGGCGCCGCCGGCTTCCGATTCGAGGACCAGAGCCAGGTCGGCAAGCGCCCCGGCCGAGTCGAGATGACGATGGGGCAGGCCGGCTGCAGCGCCTTCCTCCAGACGTAGAACGTGAGGACTGCATTCGCGCGTCGTCGTGTGTTCCTCGTCTCGCTGGAGGAAGGCTGCTACAGCGCTATCGCGTTGCAACGCTGTTCCCGCTCCCCTCGCCTGCGGCACCCGACCCGCCGAGGCGCTTCCTGACCCTGTCGAAGAGCTCGCTCACCATCCGGTCGGACACCGCGTCCTCGGCCGGCATGACGGAGCGCGCATACTCGTTCTGACGGACCTCCTCCTCGAAGTCGAACCCGAGCTCGGACTGGATGCTGGGCAGGCTGACGCCGAGAGCGCTGAGCCCTGTTGCCGCCTCCACGGTCTCCTTCCAGTTCTCCTCGTTGCGCTCCGTCCACTTGATCGCGAACGGGTAATCGTCCGGGGCGTAGCCCCAGAGCAACAGCTGCGTGCGGACCAGGTTGCGGATGGGGCGGTGCGCCATCGTGTTGACCCGCGTGAGAAACCGGTTGTAACCCTTGTCCTGCCGGTCGAGGGTGGCCCGATTGATGTCCTTCCCACCGGCGGCCTGGAGCCCCTTGGGCTTGCGCAGATCGTTCGTCAGCTGCGATCTGCGGTACTCGAGATCCGAGACGTTGGACAGCTGCGGGTTCATCGGATCGAGCAGCACCGCCGCTGCGTTCGAGTAGAGGTCCGAGTCGACGCCGATGCCGTTCTGCCGTTTCACCTTGTCCGCCTCCCGCTGCATCTCCTTCAGCTCCTGCGGCGAGGCACCCTGGACCACCACGTTGGTCCTGGAGTAGGCCCGCGTCTTCCGGGCCCCGTATAGGTCCTCCTCGTTCTCGTGGAGCATCTTCCACTGCAGTCTGGAGGAGGTGAGGAGCGGCCGGCGCCGGCGGCGCATGAGGCCGAAGACCTGGAAGTCGTGGAGTTCGCGCAGCCGCTCGCCGGTGTCCACGTCGAAGAGCCCCCAGGCCACGCGCACGCGTGTTTCCGGATCGATGAGGGGCCGCATCATGCACCCCTCGTCGATGCCAGGGATTGGTTCGAGACGCAGCGCCTCACCCTTCTCGAGGTCCCAGATCACCTCATCGAAGTGGTCACCCTGGCACAGGGCCATAGCGAAGGACTCGGCCAGGCGTTCGAACAACCCGATCTGCTCGAGCTTGTCCTCGATGCGTTGGTAGACCTCGGTGACCGCTCGCGCCTCCGCGCTCGCCGATCGCAGGCCGGTCTGCTTGTCGATGACGAAGGGCTCGCGGATCTGCCGCTTGGGGACCAGCCGGAACGGGTAGCCCTCATTGTCAGAGGTGGCCGCATCCTCGCCGATGCCGTCGATCCCGGAGGACACGTCGCCGTCGTTGGAGTACATCTCCCAGCAGTCGCGCTTGGCCGAGATGAGGTCCATCTGGATCTGCGGCGTGCGCCACTGCCGCGTGCCCTGGTAGTCGTAGTCCGGAACCTCCTGCGTCGTCGTGGCCGGCGGCTGAGGTCGGCTCATCTCTACGACCTTGCGTGCGATCGGGTTGACGAGCACACGCTCGAGCAGACGGGTCGGGTAGGAGAAGGGTTGCCACAAGCTCATGTCGAACTCCGTTGCCGCCGTAGGTCTTCGAGCGTAGGGCCGCGCCGCGGGCGGATCCGCTCCATCGCCGCCTCGCGTTTCGATTCACCGGCCACGAAGGCCGGCGTAGCAGCGAGCCCCCTGTCGAGGAGTTCGGCTGCCACGAAGTCGTAGAGGTCTGCGTGCCGGTAGTCGTCCGGGTCGGTCCCCTTCCGCCACCGGAACCGCTTGCCCTTCGGGGTGTCTTCCTCGACGCGCACCGCGGAACGCATCTCGGCGTAGAAGTGAGGGAGCTTGTCCGCGTTCGAGGGCAGGTTATTCCGCTCCAGGACGAGCTCGGCGTGGGACCGGTCGAAGGCCTGGGTGCGTTCGATCTTCACCCAGCGGTCCCCCTTGTCGGGGATGAGCCAGTCGGAGCTGGGGGCGAGCTCGGGGTAGTTGGCGAGCCAGAGGAAGGCGTGCCTCGCCCGGGCCTCCTTCGCCTTGGTCGGATCGTAGCTGCCGTCCATGACCACGAAGCGCAGCCCGACGAAGCGCTCGAACAGACCATCCAGATCGTTCCATGTGGTGCGCCCAATCCAGACGGCCTGTCTGGTGCGGCGGCCCTCCCGTTGCAGGATCCTGGAGATCCGTCCGACCAGGTAGTCGCCCTGAACGTCGAAGCCACCGGTCAGGATGTCGCTGCGGTCGAGCAGCTTGGCCGGCATCATGTACCGCCGCTTGCAGCGGTTCAGAAGATCGTCCGTCAACCCGGACGCCTCGGGGGTGTAGGCCTTGCCCAGGTCACCGTTGTAAACGCCGGCGATGATGGTCTGGTCGCCACTTGCCATCGCACCCGAGAACTTCAACCAGATCTCGCGCACCGAGGCGGTCCGCGTCATGAGGCGGTGGATGTGGTAACCGTGCGTCGTTCGGTTCGGGAACTTGGCCACCCAGCGCCCAGCCCCAAGCCTGTCGATCGGGCGCGCGCAGCTGGTGCAGAAGACGAAGGGATCGCGCGGTTCGCCTTCGTTCCATGCGGTGTCCAGAAGTCGCCAGTCATGCTCGCTCGCCTGCACCACCACGTCCCGGAACCAGTCGATGTCCTGGATGTTCTTGCAGTGGTCGCAGCGGACCATCCATGCCCGCTGATCCGACTGACCGTAGCTGCGGTCGATGCCCCACCCCACGTTGGTGGGTACGCAGATCTCGCGCCAGAGCTTCGCGCTGGAGGCGTTCAGTCGCTTCTCGATGTCCGGGATCCAGTCCGGATCGAACCGATCGAACTCGTCGAGGTAGACGGCGTCGGCCGGCGTCGAATGCCTATTGTTCTCCGAGCCGGCGCCGCGGTAGTAGGCGAAGTGCTGACCGATGCGCTTCACGTGCACGCTCTGGGTCTTGGCGTCCTTCCCCTCGTCCGGGTCGTAGACGCGATCGCGCAGGTACGGGTCAGCCAGGATCATCGGATTCACCTTCTCCTTGACCATGAGCCGCGCCGGCCCGTCGCTCGGGAAGTAGTAGATGACGTCCAGGCCTCGCCGGTCCGGCAGGTAGAGGCTTTCAGCTGCGCCGATGAGAGTCCCGCCGCTCTGCGCCGACTTGGCGACGACGACTTTCTGGGAGCGATCCAGGCTCTCGTAGATGGCCGGCTGGAAGGGATAGTCCTTGAAGCTGATCGGCTCCACGCCCTTGATCCGCACATGCTCAAGGCTCCAGCTCAGCAGGGAGACGGTCTCCATACTTGTCCTCGAGCGCCTTTCTGTAGCGACGCATGAACAGGTCCGGCCGATCGGTGAGCTTGGCCAGCTCCTCGATCGTCAGGTTCGAGCCATCATCGGTACTCGCCTTGTGCTCTACGACCTGCTTCCCGAAGGAGTGCCGGAACCGAGCCTCGAGGCGCCAGGCGGCAGCCCGCCAGTCCGTCTGGGCGGCGAGGCCGATGTGCGCCAGGTCGGTGACGGCCGCCTTCCCGACTGCGACCTGCACCTCCTGAAAGAAGCGCACATACCGGTCGCCCTTGCCCTCACGCCCTTTCTTCAGCCAGAGGTACAGCGTCCTCTCCGAGACCCCGGCGTAGAGGGCCGCGACCTCGAAGGTCCCCTGCACGGAGAGGGCGGTCAGCACGCGTTGCCTCACATTCTCAGTGAGCTTCGTGCGCCGCCCATGGCCGTTCAGAGCCTGCAGGTCATTCATGCCGGCTCTCCAGGAAGTGCTTGGCGAGGTTGACCAGGCCGCGCGCCTTGCGGTCACGACCGGCGGTGCCATCGGAGGCCAGCTCGACCGCCTGCTCGATCACTGTCTCCTGCTCCGGACTGACGATGAACGTCATCACCCGGGGCAGGACCTTCTCGGCCTCTTCGGCCTCGGCATCCAACAGCGCAGCGATCTCCTCAGCGGGGAACTCCAGGAGCGCGTGCAGCTCCTCGAGCTGCTTGTCGGTCTCGGGCAGGAGGCCGGCCAGGTCCTCGAGGCTCATGTCGCCGAGGAGCTCGTGGATGAGCTGGGCGCGACGGATGGGGAGATCCTGGCCCTGGAGCCGGTTCAAGGTGGCGAGCAGCAGCTTCGCCTCCCGGTCGTCTACATCCCACACGTCGCAACGCGCTTCGGTGTGGCTTAGATCCCGCAGGATCGCCACCCGGTGGTGGCCGTCCAGCACCTGGAACTTGCCCGGCTCCTCCGGATGCGGGCGGACCACGAGGTAGGGATACCGGCCGGTGCGCCCGATGTGGACCTTGAGCTTCTCGCGCAGATCCTCGGGCATGGCATTGCTGTTGAGCGGGTGCGAGACCAAGTCGTCGATCGGGACCATGCGGGCGCCGGTGTGCTTGGAGACTCTCGTGTCAGCCATGGACAGCTACCCCTTCCCGAGACGCCGCTTTCCGCCGCTTCACCGCTTGTTTGCTGACTGCATTGGTCACGTGACGATGTGCGCCCGTAGCGGCAATGCGCTCCACAGCGCTCTCGTCCCAGCCGACGACCAGGAACTCCTTGTTCGTCGCGTTCTTCTCCGCAGTCGCGACCGCCGGCAGATGCTGGTACGCGATCTCGATCGCTCTGGTCTGCCGGCCGAGCCGGGTCATCTTGGCCTCGAGCTCCTCGATCCCGACCACGGCGTTCCCGAGGGAGAGGAGCCACACCGGGACGTGGGTGGAGGCCTCGAAGAGCGAGTCCAGCATCGACGCCCCATCCTTCGCGGTGAACGGGCTGGTCGGGCGCGATGCCCCCTCGAGGATCTCGTCGATGACGCGGTACTCCTTCTCGTAGCTCATCACTCCGGGGTACGGTGGATCGAAGTAGGCGACCGCCGGGGCGATGGTGGGGAGGGCCTCGAACACGTTCTGCTGCAGGACCTTTCCCTCGCCCTGGAACACTCCTGCGTTTATCCCCTGGGCCAGCCCCCACAGCTTGTCGGGCCGGATGAGTCGCAGCCCGTCCACGTAGTGATAGACGCAGCTCTCGGTGATGGCCTCGTACTCGCCAGTGGATAGCCGGTGGATGGTCCCTGACCGCACCTGGGACATCGGGTGTGCGAGCAGCGCCACCTTGATGGCCATGAGCCGGATCAGAGCCGCCTTCGCGGTGTCTGGAGTCTCCGCGGCGATCCGAAGCGCCCGATCCAGGAACCGCGCCTGAACCTCGGTGAACGTGGACGGCGAGTACTCCGTCTCGACCCGACCTGGTGCCGCGCCGTCGTCCTTGGCCAGCCGCAGCACGTCCTCGTGCGTGAGACGGACGCGGCTGTTCTCGATCAAGGCCTGACCGATCACGATGGACCGCGCGGCGATGTCTGTGGAGATGACGCGGAAGCCCTGGATCTTCGCGTAGAGACTGACCGATCCCCCGCCCAGGAACCCATCCAGGAAGGCCAGCCCAGGCCAGTGGCGCCTTGGCAGGATCCGGTCCACTTCGCGGAAGATCGTCGGACAAAGGCGGCGCTTTCCGCCCAGGTACGGCGGCAGGGCGGCCCACAGGGTCAGCTTGCGGTGGTGAGGAGTTGTTCGAGTTGAGCGCATTATTCGCTGGACTCCGCCGCGCAACAGCGGACTCCTTGTGATGTGCCGAGCATGAAGCCCGGCCGACACCAGGAGGTAGAGACCATGAGCAAGAAGCGGATCGACGAGACCATGACGGCGGCCCGACAGGCACGGGAGAAGAAGGCGCGGGAGAAGGCGGAGACGGAGGCCACCGTCGAGCTGCTCGTGACGAAGGACGGCATCGAGAAGATCGAGCCCGAGACGCCGGACGCCCGGCCAACCGTCGCGGAATGGATGGCGGCCGAAGACGGCGCGCAGGCGCAGAGCGCGGACGAGGTTCCGACCGAGGCCGTCACCCGCACGGAGCAGCGCGAACGGGCCGCCGCGGAGAAGGCCAGCACGACGAACATCGACCGCGCGATCGCCCGCGAGGCCAAGCGGGTTGCGAAGGCCCAGGCAAAGGCCGAGAAAAAGGCCGCCCGCGACGCACTGAAGACGGAGAAGGGCGACCTGATGACATTCGCCTTCCGCCTCACCCAGGACGAGCGCGACGCGATCCACAAGGCCGCCGGTCCGGGGAAGGCCTCGAAGTTCGTCCGGCAGGTCGCCATCGCCGCCGCCCGCGGCGACGTGGACGCGGTGCAGCGCCTCATCGACGCGCGGGCGTAGCGCACTGCCGCCCACGCCGACGACTCGTGGCTACGGTCGCGAGTCGTTCGGCGTTGTGTGCTGGGCGCTCTCATGGCTCCAGCTCCGCCGGCACGCGATCGCCGTACTTCTTCTCGATGAGGGCGCGATACCTACGGCGAAAGGCCTCCGGGTCGTCTGCCAGCTGTGCCAGCTCCTCCACGGTCAGAACGGGACCCGTGTCCACCGACCCCGTGTGCTCGATCACGCGACGACCGTAGTCCTGACGGTACCGGGCCTCGAGACGCCAAGCCGCGGCGCGCCAGTCCTTTCGGTCGGCTGCGTTCGAGATCGACTCGAGGTCCTTGACGGCTCGTTTCCCAAGGGCCTTCTGAGCTTTCTCGTAAAAGTCGTGGTAGGGCCCACTTGCGGACTCGCGGCCCTTCTTCATCCACAGGAAGATCGTGGCGGGGTGCACACCGATGTAGGAGGCGGCGATCTCGACGGTGGCCTGGTGCCTGAAGGCGAAGAGGATCGCGCGCTCGGCGGCTTGCGTGAGGAGGGTTCGTCTGCCCATGTGAGCAGGCTTTGCGGCGGTGCCACGCTTTACGAGCTTGGCAGCCTTCTTCGCCGTCTTCTTCTTCGTCTTCCTCACCACCACATTCACCACCCAGAGAAGAGAGAGCCGGCGCCGTTCCCATCAACACCCCACACAACCCGGGCGCCGGCTCCGACCGACATCAGCCCCATGAAAAAAGGGAGGGCCTGCCATCCAGGACCCTCCCCCTAGCGATGACGTCAACCGGTCCGAACACTGCACGCCGGGGAAGGCTCTAGCGTGCGGACCGATCTCCGTTACCGCTTCGTGGCGCAGTTTCGGTGCGAGGCGGCGCCGCGGTCTAGGACAAAGTTCTAAGAGATTTGTCCAAGCTCCGATCGTCGTGGTGAACGCCGGCGAGGATGCGCGCAAGCTGGCGGCGCGAGAGGGGGTAGCGCTGCTCCAGCTCCGTGAGGGCTGCGCTGCGCGTGAAGCCGCGTCTCTTCATGAGGAGGTAGCAGGCACGGATGTCGCTGTCGCGGCGCGCCTGGTCCTCCTTCGGGATGTAGACCGTCTGCCCGCCGAGAGTCGTCACGAGCTTGCGGTAGAGGTCCTCGCCAAGGATCGCTCGGAGGTTCAAACCTTTGCCCTCGCCTGTTCCACCCAGTCGGCGAGCCGGTTGATCGCTCCTTCCAGCCCGACCTCAAACTGAGCCATGCACTGTCCCCAGTAGGAACTCGTGCCGGCGTGCGGCGGCTTCGAAAGCACCGATTGCTGATCTGCTTCCGCGAGACTATTCAAGGCGGCGTCCAGTCCGCGGCCGATGTTCTCCAGCTCCGCGTCGTCGGGGTGGCTGACCTGGAGGCCGGTGATGATCCCGCGCAGCCGCTTCGCCACGTCGTGGCGGCTCTGCGCCTTCCAGAGCTCGACTTCCAGGAGCTTCATCCCGGTCGTCGCCTCAACCGCTTGCGCCAATGTTCCTTCGGTTCCTTGTCCCACCGTCTCGCTCCCTTCGTACTTCATTCACCGGCAACGGGGCCCGGCATCGGATCAGCCGGATCCTGACGCAGGCTGTCCGTTGGGCGATCCAACGGGACTAGCGGGGTTTCCCTCCCGCAAGAACTCACCAGCGCCGTCAGAGCCAGAAACAGGGCCGCCATCCACCTCTTGGGTCGAGTCACCTTGATCCCCTCTCGGTTGACACTGCGGGCACGGGGAGAGCGCGGGTGTGTTGCCTGTGTGGTGGGTGCGCCCCCAGGCGTTCGCCTGTCCCGTGCCCGCATTTCGCTCATGCCGCCACGCGCTTTCGACTGGCCTTTCCTTGGGCCTTCTTGCCAGCAGGCCGCTTCGCCGTGCGTTCGGGCGTCTTCGCCGGCGGACAGGCACTGCACAGGTCGGGCTCGACCCAGGTGCACGGCTCGCCGGTCTTCTCGATGCACTGCGAGCAGTCGTCATCGGTGCAGCCGCAGACGCGGCACACGCCCGCCTTGCCGGCCCTCGCCTTCTTGGGCGCCTTCGAGGCCTTCGCCTTCTTGGTCACCCCCACCTTCTTGGTGGGCTTCAACGCGGCCTTCTCCTTCGCTTCCGCCGTCACCCTCTTGGCGATCGCAGCGCGGTCGATGCCGAGCAGCTCGCAGAAGTCGTCCGTCGAAGTGCCATCCCGCTTGGCGCCATGAGAGTCGTGCGATACGTCGCGGTGAGCGAGCAGCTCGAGGACCAGGCCGAAGCACGCCGCCGGCGAGGCCTCATCGATCCCCTTCATGAGCACTTCCTCGGGGCGCCATCCCTTCCCCGTCTTCTTGAGGCCTCGGCGCGCGGCGACGTCACGCGCGGAGTCGTGCCACGCGGATCGCACGGCCGCCCGGGCAAGGGCGTGCCACGTGGCATCCGCGGCCAGCTCGCCGGAGAAGAGATTCACCGTTCCCTTGTCCGCGATCGTGGCGAGGACCTCACGTGCGATCGCCGCCTGGACCTTCGCCGTCTCGCGTCGCTTCTTCTCGCCGGCAGAGGCCGTGGTGGATGAGCCGCGCCCGTTGGGGCGCCCGAACCACGTGTGCCCACGTTCCTTCATCGCCGCGGCGAGCCCGGCCTTAGCGGCGAGCTCCACGATCTTCCCTTCCGGCGATCGAACGAGAGTCACCTTCACCGCGTCCCCGAGCAGCTTCCGCCAGCTGCGCTTCTTGGGGTCTTCCCAGGGTTGGTGGTCGAGTTCGACGAACGGCGCGCCCCCGACGACTTGCTCCCCGTAGGGGAAGAGCTTCTTGACTTCAGCCTTCTTCTCGATGACCGTGCCGCCGGCGTTCTTCACCTCCACCTTCCGGATCTCCCAGACGGCGTCCACTT